AGTTATTTATAGGAGAACCCTCGCGGTTAATTGAAGTACATAACGAAGCTACTGCTTATGACGATGACATTCCTCCACTCTTAAAGGCCCCTAATTTACGGACAAGTTCTCTTACAGGAGGGTATGTAGATTACTTAACAGTAGATGCTACCTTTCGTAAGATTACTGATCCTATACAGATGATCGCTAAAATTAAATACAAAGAACCTAAAGCGGGTGCGAGTAATCCCCAGACAGCGGTAATTAAGTTGTTTAATTTAAGCGACACCACGTTAGAGTCTCTTGTTACAGATGCATTGGTGTTACTTAATGCAGGGTATCAGAAAGATGGGGAAGATCTCCCTCTAGCTTTTGTTGGAACAGTGGATCATGTATCTACTCAACCAGAAGGACCTGATGCAGTAACTACCTTGTTATGTACAGAGGGAGGGAACGCAATAAAAAGTATAAGATTTGTCGACAGTTACCCTGAAGGACGTACGTATAACTTTATCTTATTGCAGATGATAAAAAAGTTCAAAGATAATGGGATACCTTTAGGTAGGTTCCAAGAGTCAGACAGAACAACACAGTCGGTAAAAGAACAAGTAGCGTATAGTGGGAAGCTAGCAAAAATATTGACGGACCTGTGCGACTCATTAGACTACGTATGGTTTATTTGTAAAGGTAAGCTTTATGTACAACCAAAAGATCAGCCTCGTGCCACAGAGATCCTTAGAATCACCCCTGAGAACATCATCGGAAAAGTTCACCCGATAAAGAATAAAGTAGGTATCCCTTCTGCTAGTGCAGATAGCGCAGTAAAAGGTGTTAAGTTTACTACATTCTTTAATGGAGAGGTAGGTTTACAGAGTTACGTAAACATCAGTGAAGGAGACTTCGCAGGAGACTACGATATTAAGAAACTAGATATCCATCTTGACTGGGCAAATGGTCCTTGGGTACTGAAAGCAGAAACAGAGGAGGTAGAGTATTATGAGTAGCGCGTACGAAATGGTCCAATCTCATATCAAAGAGGCATTGTCTTATCTCTACACCTCTCTTCCCGCAGTAGTTACCGCAGTCGAGGTTAAAGGAAACTCTACCGTGGTTAATGCCCAACCTTTAATAAGTCGGGTGTCACAAGAAGGGTACGTAGATAATGAACCTGTTTTAGAAGGGATCTTAGTTCAATGGCCCGAAGGAGGAGGTTTCAGGATAACATGCCCTATCGAAGTAGGTGACACAGTTATGTTGCACTTCACTATGAGAGGTGCGATGGAACTTAAGAATAGTGACGGAGCCGCCCCTGTAGTTAGCGCAGAGAAGCGTCTACACAGCTTACCAGACGCATTTGCTGTCCCAACTAAGCTAACGTACTCCTCAGGTAAAGAAATTGACCCAGACGCTATGGCAATGGGTTCTGATACTATGGAGATACGGATAACTAAAGAGGGGACGATAGAGTTAGGAAGGGGCGCAGTAGAGAAGCTAGTACTAGGTGACACATTCTTAGCTCTTTACAACGCACTTAGTGTACCCACAGGTGTTGGTCCAAGTGGTCCACCTATAAGCCCTATGGTAGCAGCTACACATCTATCACAGAAGGTAACTACACTATGAGCCTAGGCACTACATTGGTAGAGGACATATACGCCGCTATCAAGCCCTCAGAGTCGGCTACCGACTTCCCTTCAGGTATTCAAACCGCAGTAGACAACTACTTGTCATCAGCAGAATACGGGGAAGGAGCACTAACTTATACCTCAGCTGGTACACCTACGTTCACCTTACCGCCTGTAGGTACACCTGCGGGGGCAGCAGCAATAATCGCAACTGCGGTAACTAACTACTGGATGCCTGCTGGAGTAGCAGTAGGGGTTGTAGGTACACCTACGGTAGAGGCAAGCGTTGTAGCAGGAACAATAACTGCTACAACAGTTCTTCCTGCATTAACTGCTTCTCTTACTACCATCTTCTCGGACTTAAACACGGGACAGTATTGGACAAACGCAGAGGTAGCAGATCACACAGCTATCACGGGAGAAGACTTAGACCCTTATGATGAAGAACCTACTCTTATCGTATACAACACAACAAATAAACAATGGTTTAAACGTGAAACGAACTCGTGGGTAGAAGTGACAGATACTAAGGCACACTCTATCGCTTCAGCCATAGAGGACGCAGTAAGTAGTATTGTGGTTGCTTGGACAGAAGTGACTCCTCCAGCGTCACCAGTACCTTACACAGGAGAGGTAGCATGACAGATTTAGCACTCGACGATGACAATGACTTGTTAGTGTTTAACGGACAATTAGTTCTCTTAACGAAAGTGGAAGAAGTAGTTAGACAAAGGATAATGATAAGTCTTAAGACGTCGACAAACACTTGGTTCGAGAATAAAAACTTTGGGATAAACGCGGATCTACTTTTCACCAAAGGAACCAAGGAACTTTTAGATCAAGATATAAAAACTATTGTATCCGAGACAGCAGGTGTTATCCGAGTATTATCCTTTGTCTCAAACGTAGATAAAAGTAGCAGGATATACCGTTGCAACTTCGTTTATGAGACAGAAACAGGAGAGATCACAAGTATAACTAATGTTACCTTCGGTAATGCAGGACTACTAAGTACCACAGGTATATTTGTAAACGGAGTCTGGAATTATGATGGTATCTGGACGGATGAATTTATATGGCCCGAATAACACATAAGGAGTTCAAATGGCAACACTAACATCGGAAGGGTTAGTAATACGACGTTACCCTGAAATACGTGAACTTATAACTCAAGCTATTAATCAGAACTCGAACTCGGAACTTATCTTTGATGAAGATCTTATCCTTGGACAGATAGTCAGTATTATCGCTACAGAGCAAGCACAAACAGAACAAGTTCTTCAGACGATATATAGTTCTTTAGATAGAGATAAAGCGGAAGGTACAGCTTTAGACTCACTACTAGCTCTTGTTGGTCTCGAGAGACTCAAGGCATCTAAGTCCTCTACAGACCGTATGCTGTTTACCACAGCAAATGATGTAACAATCTCGGAAGGGTACATTATCGAGAACCCTTCAACAAGAGAGAGGTTCTTCACTACAGTGTCTAAATTACTTACCGTAGCTTCATGTTACTCAGCTAAGTATACGATTACTTCTTTACCTGCAAGTACCGCAGTAACCTTGACAGTAAATGGTATCGATTACACTTACACGACAGACAGTGACCCTACTAAGTTAGAGATCGCTACAGGACTTAGAGATGTAATCAACGCGGATACTGTAGCTACGTGGACCGCCAGTGTAGATGCAGAAGTAGCAGGAGAAGAGAATATAGTTGTAACTTCTGACAACGATGCAGAAGAGATAGTAGTAAGCGCAATTGATACTATCGAACCTTTGAGTGTCAGTGCATTTACAACCATTGAAGCAGAATTTGAAGGTCCGGTGAAAGCTCCTGTAGGAACGATAACGGAACCTATCACCCCTCAAACAGTAATCTCTGTAACTAACACCAAAGAGTTAGGTATAGGACGAGAACGTGAAGAGGACAGTGAGGCACGTATTCGTGCGGCTAAATCGTTGGCAGTGAGTGGTAGTGCGACTTATGCCGCAGTACTTGCAGCAATACTTAATATCGCGCAAGTAAGTACAGTATTGATCGAAGAGAACGAAACTAACAGTACGAACGCTTTAGGTTTACCTCCTCACTCTTTTGAAGTTATTTTATCGGCACCTGATAATGAAGAAGTTAATCAGTTAATCGCTAAAACTATTTGGGATGAGAAACCTTTAGGTATACAGACTCACGGTAATACCTCGGTAATCTATAAAGATGCTACAGGTACAGATAGAACCTTGAAGTTTTCCCGCCCTGCTAAAGTTATTACTGCGGTACGTGTAACTTACACTCTCTACGCAGAAGAGACTCCTACTACAGGAATCGAGACAGCTATACGTAATGCTATTGTAACGTACGGCAACTCTCTTACTTCAGGTACAGATATTATTCCTAAAAGATTCTACCAAGACATCTACAGGAATACTAACGGTATCGAAGATGTAACAGTAGAGATGCAACGGATTACTAATTCAGGTGATACTCCTATCCCTGCTAACTGGTCGGAGGGAAGAATATCAGTACTCCCTTCTGAGACTTCATCTTTTGTTACAGCAGATATAACTTTTGTTTAAGGAATCAATATGGCAGAGATAAAATCTTTTGACTTATCGGCTGCGGCATTAGATCTGCTACTGCCACAGTTTAAAGATAAGAACACAATAGAAAGTATCCTAAAAGGTGTTGCGGTCCCTCATCAAGAAGTAATAGATACAGGGTTTGCTATTGTTGCTAATTACCACCTAGACACCGCTAATTCGGAGATATTGAATCTGATAGGAAAACTCCTTAACGTACCACGGGGTATCGAAGGAGATGAGGATTATCGTCGGTTAATAAAGACCCAGATTTTAATTAATAAATCTACTGGGTCATCTAAGACATTAATCGAAGCGTTAGACGATATTGCAGGGGAAGGTGGATATAAGATCACTGAACAATTCCCTGCTGAAGTATCAGTAAGACTGTACACACAACAAGCAGTCTTAACTTCAGATATTATCAACGCGATACTTCCGATAGGAGTAAACGGGGTGTTCTTCCAGAACCCTTATGTAGGGAAGTTCCCTTGGGAGACTTCAGACCTAGCAACAGCAGAGAATAACCCCTTGGCGGTACTACCTGATGTAGCAGATCTAGGAACTACAGATTTAGTTATGATTGACGTAATTTTTACTTAAGGAGAAAAATATGGCAGCTAAGCCAACGCAAGACCCTAAATGGGTAACGAGTGACGACCCAGTAAATATAATAGAACCGACAGCACCCCTTAAGACCAACGGTATTATCTCAGGAGGTATCTGGGGAAGAGAGCATCTTAACTGGATGTTTAATGCTATCAGTAAGTGGATTGATTGGGTACGTTCTTATGCAATGGATAAGGATAATAACCTATCAGATGTAAGTAACCCTACCACAGCATTTAATAATATTAAGCAGAACGCTACTACTACAGTGACAGGTGTAGTAGAACAAGCTACCGCTGCGGAAATAACCTCAGGGACTTCCAGTAAGTTCCCCGACGCAGCCGGAGTTAAAACTGCATACGTACAGAAATCAGATAACTTAAGCACTGTAAGTAACGCTACTACTTCGTTTAATAATATTAAACAGAACGCTACCACTACCACGACAGGTGTGGTGGAAAAGGCTACAGCAGCAGAAGTTACTTCAGGTACAACTAGTAAGTTCCCTGATGCAGCGGATATCAAGACGGTGTATTTACAGAAAGCAGATAACCTTAGTACGGTAGCTAATGCCTCTGTTGCTAGGACGAACTTAGGAACCAATAATGCGGCCAACCTCACAACAGGAACAGTTCCTGTGGCACGATTGCCTTCTGCGACGACAACAGCTAAAGGTGCAGTAGAGAAAGCTACCGTTGCGGAAGTAACTTTAGGTACTTCAGATAAATACCCTGATGCAGCAGGCGTCAAGGGAGAGTATTTATCAAAAGCGGATAACTTAGGAGGTCTTGTGGATAAAAGTGCTTCTCGTGTTAACTTAGGCGCAAACAATGCTAGTAACCTAACTACAGGAACTATCTCTTCCTCGCGGTTACCAACAGCAACCCTTACGACTGTAGGTGGAGTAGAGAAGGCGACCTTATCAGAGTTAAACGCAGGTGCTGCGGATAAATACCCTGATGCAGCAGGGGTTATATACCAACTATCAACATATTACGTACAAAAAACTAACGTAGTAGATGACTTAGTAAGTACTGATACCGACAAACCTCTATCTGCTAACCAAGGGAAAATTCTTAATGATAAATCTCAATCAGCAGTAGTTTCTGGCAGTAGTCTCGGTTTCTCCGGCGGGAGCTTAGATATTATACGAGAAGGGAAGATAGTTACTGTTAGCGGAAACATCACTCACCCTTCTGCATCAAGTGTCTCGGCTACTACGGCACTTCCTTCATGGGCACACCCAGCGAACACTGTAAGGAACCTGCATGATGACGGCACTTCTCTTGGGTATAACAGTACAACACTAAGTACTTCAGGGACAATATTCTTGTCGTATAGAACTTATGCAGGAGCTACTACTGCACGGAACTTAAGCAGCGTTAGTTTCTCTTACGGTGTAGATTAAAATAAAAATCAAGTAAGAGTATAAACGTAGAGAAATTAAATAAAACTAAATAAGGTAAGGGGTAGAGATGTCAGGTGACGCAGTATCTCGTAATGAGATGGAACAATTCGATAAAAGGTTCACGACACATTTAGATCATCTAAGTGGAAGTATGGCATCTATTCAAGAAGCCATTGGTCTTCTGACTAG